TCAAGGGACAGGCTCGGTAAGGGCCTGAAGCTGCGCATCGGTGAACGCCCGCGGGAAATAGGCGGTGTGGAGCACATGGCCGCCCCACTGACTGGCTCCGGTGACATCCGAACCTATACGACACGTGGTTAGACCGCTGGGCAGGGTGGTAGTGGTGGTAGTGGGGGCAGTGACGCAGGCACCGCTATTAAGGGATACCGAGAACCCGGATGACGACCAAGAAAATGCTAATCGATATGCAGAGCCATTTGTTAATTTCGCAACAGACGAGAGCCTTGCTACTGTACTGTTGGAAATTTGTATATATATAGCTAGATATTTATTGCAGTCCCTGCGGATTAATAGCCTATTAGCATATCCACCATCATCAATGTGCACCAAATATTGGTATGTTCCTGATTCTGGAACGCCTAGTGCAGCATATCCTGCCATATAGAGTGTACCGGCCGCCGTGTTAAACCATGATGCACTTAAAGGCACCGTCCAAGTATCGGCTGAATGAGCAACCGCCGTTGATGTAGTTGCAATGTAAGATGTTGGATAGGTTCCTGTTTCATTTTGTACGCCATCAATCGCTATGGCATCACCGTTGGTCGCCAACTTGAACCCGACGGACAGGCTGGAAAGAGTTTGGCTAGGAATCGAAACCCGTGTCCAAGCCGTGCTGGAGAGCTGCGACGTAATATTCGTCCAGGTCGATCCTCCGTCCATGGTCATAGACACGACACCCGTACCAGTGACGCGCTTAAGATAGGCGGTCTGGAATCTGGTTGAGCTAGCCAGTGTGATAGCCTGTAAACAGGTCGCGGTGTCAGCTGTGGCCGTGAGCAGCGAGGCCGAAGAGGCCGCGCCATCAATGCCGGTCTGGCTCAAGGCCGCCGTGCAGTTGGTTTTGACCCATGCCGCGTTCGTCAGGTCGCGGCTATAAAGGACGACGTTGGTACGACTTCCCTCGATGAGCCAGCCCAATAAATTCCCCGAACCATCCCATTCCCGCCGCACACTGTCGGCGGCCACTGTCTCGATCAAGCCCGCCTGCCCGAGCCGCGTGTCCGTGGTCGAACGGGTAAACGTTCCGACCGGCGCGGTGTCGCTTGTGGCCTCGCCGCAGAAGAGATTGAGGGAGGGCGGCGTGATGCCAGGAAACTTGCCCAGATTGTCGCGCACCCAGGACAGCACGGCCTGGCGCATGGCGGCGGACGTGACCGCCTTGGCCGTGTCGGTGCCGGCGACAGCTTCGGTTGGGGTGAGAAGTTGTACCTTGCCGGCCAGAGCCGTTGTCCCTGCCGCGACCCACGCGTTCGTCGTGCCCCCTGGGTCAGCCACGACGACCTTGCTTGCGCCTGGCGTCTGCGAGGCATGGAATCCATCTACCTTGTCGGCATTTCCGGCGAGCGTCGTCCCCCCTGTCACCCCTGTGACGCGGGTATTGAGATCGGTTGTCGCGTCCCGCAGGTTCGTCAGGTTTGCGTCAAATTCAGCCGCATTGAGCGGTGTGCCTTTGCCGGCGCGGGTTGTAATACTGATTGGATATGTCGGCATGTCAGGTCACTATCTCCATGGGCGCGCAATGATATTCGGGCCGTACAGACGCCTGTTGACCTCGATGCGGGCGCAGTTGATGCCGGAACGGAAAAGCTGTTCGTTGAAATTTGCGTTGTCCGGCGAAAACCAGCGGGTTTGGGGCGTGGCCAGCAGTCGCCACTTTGCGCCGGAGGCGACAGCCTCAATCCACGGCTCGACGGCGTCAGGGATTGTCCCGGCTGTTTGAGCTGGCATCAGTGCCCAAACTGCGGAAATGGATACGTCACGATTCGGGAGCCCTCCCAAAGTGACGGTGCCCTCACCCAACGAATATGAGATGTCCCCAACCCGTAATTTTTGAAGCATAGGGGTTGGAAATGCGGAGACGGTACGGCCGTCAATCTGGACCTGCACGGGAACGTAAATCTGTTGCCCGGCTGGGGTAGTCAAATCGAGTGTGGCCTCGCCATCAGTGATGGCGCTCTGCGGGATAGTTGCCTGCTGTTCCATCCAGCACGCCCGGGTTTTACGACAGAACTCCCGAGCCGCGTCGATCGTGGCCCGGAGGGCGGCCGGTGTAGAGCAACCGACCACCTCCGGGAGGATGTAGGGCAACAGGACGGAGGCATCCATTACTGGCCGCCTCCGCTGCGGCGCAGAGACGCAAATGGGCCGGTATTGGAAACGGCATTGGGGTCAACAGGGACCTCTACCTTCCCCCTCGCCCCAATCGACGTCATAAACGCCTGATACAGGGCGCTGGCACGTCCCGCATTGGCGGCGTAGTCGGCGTCTTTGGAGTAGGCCCGGTACATGATGTAATCGAGCAGGGCATTGGCGTAGATGTCGTCGAGCTTAATCGAGTCGGACAATGCGACGTCGGCAGGAGCGGTCGAGTACACCAACTCAACATACCCCTGCCCGGTGGCCGGTTGGGGAGGGTAGACGTAGAAGTTTTTGGGATTGCGATCATCGTACACGTAATGCAATGCCTCGGCCGAGGCCTCGGCCGCGTGCCAGTCTGGCAGTTGCACATCCAGGATATCGCGGTCGACCAGACGCACGGCCTTGCCAGGGGTAAGGCCAGTGGCGCCCATGTTGCGGACGACGGACAGGAGTTGCAGACCGGCCACAGGGAGCGCTTGTTTCGTGCCAGTCGCCAGCTTCATAGTCTCATTGGTGGCGTAGGCATCTGGCTTCAAGAACACAACCTCCCGCTGCCCATCGTTGAGCCAGCCCAACAGTTCAGCCTGTGTCCACCGGACGTTGGTCGCATCCTGGAGCAGTACTGAAGCCTTATTGACAATGGTGGATGCAAGGATGTTTGCCATGACAGCTCCTTAAGCCGCAGCGCGCAGGGCCGCGATGATCTCGGGCTTGTTCATGGCGGGCGTGACCGCCAACCCCTTGCCCTTGGCCAAAAGCAGCAGATCAGGCTTGTTCATCTGATCATACTCGTCCGGTTCGCCCCCCTCGTTTTGGGGCGTGGGCAGCGGCTGGTTGTCTTCCTCGGATTTGGTCTGGCCAGGGCCATCACAGGGGACCATGTCCGCGCGTTTGGCCAGGGCCTCGGTCCAGACATACACATGGCCAGACCCTTGCTGTTGCAAATACTTGGGCTGCATATCTATTCCTTCTTTAGGGGCGGCATACAGCCGCCCCTGTTTGTTACGACAGGTCGACGCAGAGCGCCTTGAGTTCGATCTTGGCCGCGTCGGTCGCGTGCCCCATGACCAGATCGATAGTGTCGGCGGCCGTGTAGAGCTTGCCGGACGTGTAGCCGGTGACGGTGTTGGGAGTACCCTCGGTCAGGGCCAGCGTGGACCAGCTCTCGGTCGAGGTGGAATTGAGGTTGACGGCAGCACCGAATCCGTCCGGGTCGGAGCCATCACCGAGGGTCACCGTACAGGTGGCGCCTTCGGCGGTCAGGACGCGCCAGTACAGCCCTTTGACCAGGGTGTGGGCAGGGATGGACAGCGCCTGCACAACATCGCTTGCAGACACGGGATGCGCCGCAAAATCCAGGACACCCTTGAGCAGATAAAACTTGTCCAGCCCATTGGCCGGCTTTGCGGCTTTGTTTGTCAGATCAACAGTCGCCATAGTGGCTCCTTTGCGTACAGGGGTGGACGCGCGTCCACCCCCAAATAGAGGTTATTTGTAGCAGTACAGATCAGCCAGGGCGTTGGGGATGACAGTCTTATACCCGTAGACGTTGAGCCCACGCACCACGTCCCCGAACGTGCGCTCGGAACGCAATGTCTCCATGTTGGTCATCTGGGCAGCGAAGGTGAACGCAGATTTATGCCCGGCCAGAGCATGGAAACAATTGTGCCCGCTGTCCGACACCACAGCCAGATTGTTGGACAGATACAGTTCGAAACGATCGATGATGCCAATGCGACCGTTGCGCAAGATCGACTTGCCGTCCCCGGTGATGGAGGCGTCCTTGAGGTCGGACTTTTTGATCATGCCCCCCATCCAGGCGGGGATGGTCAGCCAGCGGTCCGTTTCGGGGACATTGGACTCGTCGAGGACGGTGCCCAGATCCACGATATAATCGAGGACCGTGGACTTGGTGATCTGGATCGGGGTCCCGGTGACGCCCAGCGAAAACCCGGCCGTGATGGCACCAGCCGTGCTGCCCTTGTTGGTGGCGGCCACGTCGGCATAGATGTTGGCAAACACGTCCTTGTCGACGACGATTTTCATCTGCTGGCCGGCGTCGTTACCCCAGTCGTCCATCAGGGCGACGTCAGCCTGGTAGCGGTCGATGTCGTCGCAGGTGAAGGCAAAATATTTGGCCTTATCCACGACAAGATCGATGATGCCCGCCTCGGGGTTTTCGACTTCGATGGCCTGGTTTTTGTTATAGTCGCGGATGGTGATATCCGGGGTCTGCCGGATATGCACGATGTCGCCCGCGTTTTTGATCTCCCCCTCCCATTTGGAGTTGGAGATGGCCATGGCGCAGCAGGCCGCGTAGAATTTTTCATTGAGGGTCCCGGACCAGATTTCCGGGATAAACGTGCCGGAGTATTGCGGATACCCGGCGGCATTGGGGACACCCATGATGGCGCTCCTTATCGGATTCTGCCCTCACCGGAGGCAAGGGCAATGTCTCGTTTGATAGCCAGGGCTTCGGCCTCACGGCCGACGTAACCACCGCGCGCCACGTCTCGATAGAAACGCTGCACCTCGTCTCGGGTGAACGTCCGCTTGCCAGACGGCACGGTTTGGCGTGGCCTGGATGACGGCTGGACGTTCGTTGGCTGCGGTGCGGGCTGGCGCGTCGGCTCGGCCTGGCTGCTTCCTCTGTTTTCGGACAGGTAGGCGTTGAAGAAAACGCCGGCCTTGTCCGCATTGTACCGGCTAACCGCTTCGGTCAGGCATTCCTGGCGGCTGCGCCCTGCGGGATCGAAGGGGTTCTCCTGGGAAAGCCAGGCCAAAAACCCTTGGTCCGTGTTCAGGCGCTCGTAGTCCGGGCAGACCTGCCCCAGATGGGTCAGAAATCTGTCCTTTGCCGTCAGTGCGACGGTTTCGCGCAGGGGGGCGATGTCGCCTACCTCCGCGCGCAACGCGTCGTTTTCCTGGCGCAGGGTGTTGACCATGCGGGCCAGTTTTTGAAACTCCTCGCCGTATTCCGAGAAACTCTCGGGATCGATTTCCAGTCCCGGAGTTTTGGCCGGCGCGACAGGAGTGGTCTCCTGCGGCTCGGCCGGAGTGTTGGCGAGTTTCTCAACCAGCCCCTGGACCTGGCGTTCCAGTGCTTCGATTTTGACATTGGCCGCCCGTCGTTCCGAGGCCAACATCCCCTGCAGCGTCTGGTACTTGTGCTTCCAGCTTTCGCTGTTGGCATCATCCGGCGTCGACTCGGGTTGCGGTTTTGACTCGGGAGGGGCAGGCGAGATGTCGCGCTCGGGCCTCTCATTCGAGGGCTCGATCGGCTCCACGGCGGAAGTATTCGTGGCGTCAACCGGAGTCTCCGGTGTCTGAGACGTCTCAGTCTCGACTTTCCGAGCCTCAATCAGCTGCCGTTGCAGATCACGCGCCGTGTCACCCTCGCGCTTCGCTCTTTCAACCGGGTCCATCATTTGCTCCTTTCGCTCCATTGCTCAGGTCTCCCTGTCGGGTCCTGGCGCTACGGTCTGCGATCGTTCCTATTTTCGCGCCCTTGGGCGGCGAGTTTCGCGAGGACATCCCCCGTGTCCGCTGCCCGGGCTAAAAGCTCTTGTAGTGCCCTGGCTGCTCCTTGCTGCTGCCGTAGGGCCTGATCCGACTCACAGGACACCAAGCCAAGCATGATCTCCGCCAGGGACGCCTGCACCCACCCGAGATAGAGTTGATAGTCAGGCGAGGCGGCCAGACGGTGCATAGCCTCGACGGTTTGCCGGTCGCGATGCATCATCCGGCGCCTCCGGCAGGTTGGAATTGAGCGACCATCTTGCCACCGGGCGGGGAGCCGTCAGGCATGGCAGCTTGAGGCTTACGGGGGAGTTTGCCCTGGGGCTGGGGCGCTGCTGGAGGCGGAGCATTTTGCGCGGCCTGCATGGCTGCGGCCATACGGCGCTGCAACTCCTCTCCGGTCGGAATGGCATCGTCGGCACCGATGGCCAGATCGCGCACATGGGCACGCAGCAGGTCGGCAATGGCGGGCAACCCCATAATGTTTTGGATCAGCGGACTGCCCGTGACGATCTGTAAAAATTCGTTACGCCGAAGCATCGCTTGCTCTTTGGCGATGAGCGCAGTCGACCCACGGGCGACAATTTTGATGTCGCCACGATATGTTTCCACCAACCCAAACAGGAGCAGAGTCTCGAATGTCCGCGTGATGGCCGGCTCGACCACGTGAATGTCCACGTTGCTGATAATCCTCTTGAGCCCCTTGCTGGTATTACCCATCAACATGGAGAGACCGGAGGCTGTACCAGCGGCACCGGTCTGCGGATTCTGGCCGCCCAGGTAACGTGGGATGGCGGATGATTCGTCGGCCATGGCCAGGAAAAACTCGAAAACGGTTTTGAGCTCGGCAACGCGGGAGTCGGGCTGGAAAAACCACATCGGCGGACGCGTGGTCTGGTTGCGGCTCATGTCGAACTGCCAGATATGCCACGGCGTGAGGGCAGTAATATTCTCGCCCTCGGCAAACTGTGCGATATCAACGCCAACCTGCGGGCCAGAGCTGATCGCCTGATTGTTGCTCATGGCGCGTGCGGTCCTGTTGGCCATATCCTGGCAGTCGGCTATGACCTCGGGCAGTCCCTCGCCCCAGAATGAGCCAGGTCGGAGGCGCATGGACGTTTTGTGGTACGGGCGGCGTCCCAGAGAATCACCATTGATCTCGGCCTTAATTACATAGCGCCCGATAACCCACACCTCGGCGGCGTAGTCTGCCAACGGATCAGCGACTTGCTCGGGCGGGAGTCCGAAATCAAGCAACTGTTGCCCCTGGACCCATCCCCAGAACTGCACGGCGGCGATGCGGCCCTCTGGGTCGCTAACTACAGTGGACTTATCCTCCAAAAACTTCCGCTGGTTCGGATCGACGAACACCGACCAGTCGTCGAGCCCATTGCGCCCGTACTCCTCCAACACGGCATCGATGGCGTCGGCGTCGTAGCCGTCAATGCCCTTGAGCGCGGCCAGGTCGCGCCTCGTGAGGTTATGTCGCTCGCAGAGATAGCCATCATCGACCGTGGTGGCTGTCGGCGCTGGGAAAATGTCAAACGGGGACGGAGCCTTCCAAACAAGGGTCGGCTTATCTTCCACGACTGGTTGCGATTGCCCAGGGACCCATTTCATGGTCGGACGCATTTCCCAAATGGGCCCTTTGATAATCGCCGCCGGGAAGGTGACGAGGTTGTCCAGAAATTCCTTGAATGCCTGACGCCAGCCCCCTTCTTCCAGGACGTCTTCGATCGCGCGTTCGATGCGCTCGTCCTCTTTGCGCGCGGCCGCCTTGGTCGCCTCGACAGCCTCATCGGTCTGACTGAGTTGTTGCGCCAATTGGGCCAGCTCGGCCGGGTTGGGCATGATGCCACGCTGTAGGGCCAAACCACCCACGGCGGCGGCGCTCCGGGCGATTTCCTCGCGCAACTCGGGAGGGAGGTCTGGGAGGGGCGTCGGCTTGACCCCCCACGGTTTGTCGCCGGGGACCAAGAGCAGGTCTTCGATCCAAGACAATGCGCCATGGCACTTGGCGTCCGTAATTTTCATGTAGATCGCGGAGGGAGCGCCTGAGGCTTGGATCTCCTGGAGCTCTTCCGGGCTGTACTCCCCCCGGCGCCGGCGCAGACAATCCAGCATCCGGTCCTCAATAGGCCGGCGGGCCTGGGCAGCCGCCTCGAAACAGCGCCGCACATACCCCGCGAGCCCCTGGACCACCCCCTGAGACTGAGACTCCAGGTCAATGGCACGCTTGGCCTCTTCTTCGGCCATGAGGTCGGTGTTGGATTGGATGTTGAGTATCATTTTGGGGCCGCCTTCACCGCATCACGGATATAGGCTACGCCTTCTTCTATCCTCGCGAGCCTTGAGGCAGACTCTCCGAGTTGCCGCGCCTGCTCCCGGTCATTTGTCTCGATCACCTGCAGCCGGTGGTCGAAATCCTGTTGGCGCTGTGACAGAGACCCGTAGCTGTACGAGATGGCGGCAATCTGGATGGCCACAGTGATGACCACGGCCACCCACGGCGCGAGGCCTCTCCATTTGCAAAGTGCCTCTGCCACAACGCCCCCTAGCTCCCCGCCACGACCGTTGCGACGATGCCGGCGGCACGCAGCGCGACCTGCAGCCACGAGGCCCAGCCCGATACCTGCCCCGACTGGCTGGCTCCAAGCGCCTGGGAAATCGTTGGTACCGTCTCAGCCAGGGTGTCGGCAGCCGACTGGATTTTGCCTGCCGTGGCCTGATCAATGGCCGTAGCCGACGCGCCGGTCATGGTGGCAATGGTCTGGGCAGCGGCGAGCGCCTTAGCTTTGGTCTCGGCATCCAGGGTCGACGCCTGGAGCAGCGTGCCCAGGGCCGTGGCGCATCCCTGCGCCTGGGTCAGGGCCTCCTTGGCGTCCAGCGCAACCTGCGTGGCCTGCTGGACCGTTTGTGAGGTGCAGGCGAACACGGACAGCGCAACCAGGGCGGGAACGATCACGGAGAGGGGGTTACGACGCATTGGTATTGCCCCCCAGTTTTTCGACCTTGTGCCCGATGCCGATGGCGGCGATCCCGCCCGAAACAAACCCCATGGCCGTGTCAGGGCCATGCAAACCGAGCCACCAGCCTCCGAGACCGTAGACGATGGACAGCACTGCGGCAGTCCATGTTTTCCAACCTTTCATCCGTTTTGCTCCTTTTGCCGCATCTCCTCGCGGCTCGTTTTCCCGGGGCACTCAGCCTCGGCCATTTGCGCGGCCATACATTGCAGCGGACCAGGCCCCACCACGCGCCACACGCAGTCGCGGCAGTCGCCACGGCCCTGGGCATCCTGGATGGTCACGACGCATCCCACAGTGCGGCCCACGTTTTGGCCCCAACCGCTCCATCATCGATCAGGCCGACAGCCCGCTGAAAACTGCGCACGGCATCGTTTGTCCGCCGCCAGAACAGCCCATCTGCCGGACCAGGGTTGTGCCCAAGCGCGGCCAATCGCTCCTGGAGCATCTTCACCAGGCCGCCCGTCGAGCCGAGCCGTATGACCACCCCGGGCCAGGGATGCGACTCGGCGACGACTGGGGAGGAGGTGGACGGAACAGGAGATGATGCAGGAGACGGGATGATGGCGGGAAATGGGTGGTCGATTTCGATCAGAAATTTGAGCAACGCCATGGCGCCGGGCTGCTTACTGACGGCCTGCGGGTCAAAATGGCCATCGGAGACGTACTTGCCGCGCGTGTACGCGGTCGTGTAGCTCCACAGATATGGGCTCGGCACCGTGGGGTGATGCAGACGGTAGCCCCAGCCGTTGTAGCCCTCTAAGACGTAGCAGATGCCCGGGATGGACCAATCGGACCAAGACAGGACGCCATGCATGGCCAGGGCATCGCAGGCGCTCTCCTCCCAGAAAAACGGCGGTTGGCCAACAATAGGACGCCCCTTGGGCACATGCGTCGTCCGGGCGGTGAGCGGGTCGCCGTTGTGGAGGTGGCGGCCGAAATTGAGGCCGCACTCCATGGCGTGGATGAGGCCAACAAGGTGGGCCGGGCAACTCAGCGAGGACGCGACCTCCTCATACCGGGGCCAGGCATCGGTAATTTTGCGGGCCACCCTGGCGACCTCAGCCTGGCGCTCGGGGCGGATCACGGCCTCGGCATAGAGCCGGGCATACTCAGCGCGGAGCGCATCGGTGAGCTTGATGGTAGACATCTATCTCCACCTCACTGATTTGGGAGTCTGGGCCCGGCGCCTGGCTGCGACCGGAGCGTCCTCAACATCGAGGGCGGCGTACTGCAGCGCATCTTGCGGGTGGCTGTAGGCATTTTTGGCCGGCTCATCCCGGTAACGCTCGCCAGAGACTTGGATGCGCTCGAATTGGTAGCCGCCCAGAAACCCACGCCGCAGAGTGCGGCAGGTTGGGGACAACAAAAATCCGGGCTCTCCGTCGATCATGCGCGTCATAAAACCAGCCACGGCCTCACGTCGGGCAACAAACTCGTTGGTGCGGGCAGGTTGGGTTACGAGGCCAGCTGCGGCCAGCTCATCCATGCAGGTGCGCTCGTCAGTCTGAGCCCGTTGCGATCCGGCCGGATCGCCGACGGACCGGATCGAGTATCCCGGGTAGGTTGTGGAGAGGTGCGGCCGGACAACGTCGCGGACAAACTGCCGGATGCCCATAGACGCGGCACACTGCTCGTCCAGGATGCGCAGTTGCCCGCGCGGGGTGCGTTGCGTGATGACGACCGACGGGGTGAGGCCAAAATCCCATCCCAGAGTCAGAGGCAGGTTGGTGTACGGCTTGAGCGCCTCGGTGGCACAATGGATGGCGTCGTTATACTCGGGGTAGACCGGCTTGCCGGCCATGATTGTGCCGTACTGGCCCAGCACGTACACCTTGATCCACTCGGCGGTTTTGCCTGGGATTTGGCGCAGGTAGTAGTCGTATCCGCCCGGTAGGTTGGCGATATTCTCGGCGCCCATATTGGGCAGCCACTCGTCCTTACCTTGCATCAGCGCCGGCGGCTGGGCCCAAAAACGCCACCCCTGGGGGCGCTCCTCCTCGGCCAGCAGATACCACCAGTGATCCTCGTCCGGCGGGTTGGTGTCCATGATGATCCCCGACCACGTGCACCCGCCCTGGGCCACACTCGGATATCGACCGACGCGGCCGGTGAGCCCATCCAGGATCTCCTTGGGGACCTCTCGGGCCTCATTGACCCAAGCTCCTGTTATTTCTAGTGAAAGCAATTTTTTGACGTCGTCGGGCCGATCTAGGGCCCTGAAAATAACCTCCAGGTCCAACCCAGCCTGGCGGATCGTATGAGACATATCGGAAACAGCAAACGGACCAACAACGTCCTCTGGGAACTGCTGTAACCACGTCTTGATTGTAGTGTCCTTGAGCTCACGGTAGGTGTTGCGCACCACGGCCCAACGGCTGCGCCGGATGCCGTCCGCATCGGGCACCTGGCGCATGGCCCGCATCATGATTTCCCAGCACATGGCCGTGGATTTGCCTGACCCGATTGGACCGCGAACGCCACGCACGAACGAGCCATCCGTGTGGAAATTCCGCAGGGTCTGGTGCGCAAAATACTGGACCGGAGGGTGGCCGCTCATCGCGAACCTCTGGAGGGGGTAAATGTCGCCAGGGGTTGGGCCGGCTGCTGCGGGGGAGCGTCCGGGAAAATGACCTCAAACCGGCGGGGAGGCTCCTGCTGCACCGGGGAGGAGTCCAGGCCCCAGGCCTTACGCTCTCCGCCCTGGCGGATGAGGATCGTCTCAGCTGTGATTTTGGCGAGCTTGGCCAAGTCGAAATCGCGAGCCTGGATGGCCCGGTTGATGAGCGTTTGATGCTCATCCCACTCGGCTTTGTGTCGCTCGACGACTGCGCATCGGCGATCGGCCTCAGCGGCCAGAGCATGGGCCTTTTTTACGGGGTCGCAGCCTGCGACGACTCCCGCGACACGCTCCGCAGTCAGACGATCCAGGGCAGGGCGGACGTCCTGGGTCCAACCCTCGGCGGCGATCCGATTTTGCACGGCCTTGCGCGAGCAGCCGTGCCGGCGCGCCAGGTCGGATTGGCTAGCCCCAATCTCGTACTCCGCACGTATCTGCGCCCAATCGTATCGCTGCACCTCGCCGCCTCCCGCCCGGACGGTCCGGGCTTTGGCGGGAGGCTAACCCCGGAAATGGGCCAATTTCGAATTTGCGGTCTGGTGAGGTCTGGTGAGGCCTAGGAGGGCAATAAAGCCTATTGACAGGTTCTCGGCTTGCGGGATTCAAGGCGCCTGTCGAGCCAGGAAATAACTTGATCCATGGTGGTCACCGGTGTCCGGCCGAGATACTGGACAGGGAAATCCTCCTCGCGGACCAGCTTGCGAATTGTGTTTTCGGAGAGGCCGGTTTCGCGAGTGATATCTTTCCAGCCTGACAGCACTTTTCCTCCCTCCATGGCTACCCCCGGTACTCCTCAACTTCCCAGGAGCCCTTGACGATCCGAGCCGCAAAGAACCGAAACCACCAAAACTGTTCCGCAGCGACCTTCCACTTCACCCTGGCATCATCCTCCCAGTGCCCTTTGACTTCGTGGACCTCGATGCACTCAGGCCGTACGGCAATAAAATCAAATGAATAAAATGTTGCGTCGGCCAACCGGAGCTTGAACGGCTCAAACCGCACGTCAAGGTACATGCCGGAGTTGAGACGTGGCTGCAGGACTTCGCGCAAATACCGGGCTTCGGTCTGGTTCATCTTGCCGGCTTGGTGCGGGGCTCGACGAGCAGGACCGGGCCGAGCCCCGGGTATTAACCCGAGGCTGGCGCGGTACTGAGCGGCTGACATGCGCTCCTGGGGCATACTAGACCGCCTGCTCCGCCGGCTTCTTGGTCCGCCGCTCCCACAGCTTCATGTCCTTCATCTTCTTGCGCCGCTCCCGTTGCAGCGACTTGGCGGCCAGGGGCGCGCCCTTCTTGTAGCCGTACTTGGCCCGGTATTCCTCGGGAGTCAGGCCGTGGGCGGCGAGATGCTTCTTGGTGAGGATCTTGAACGTCTTGCCGCATTCGAGGCAGGTCACGCTGGATTCCTTGACGGCCTTCTTGGGATCCATCGAGGAGGAGGCACTTTCCTCCGCATCGGGGACCGGCATCGTCCCGGCCGCGACCTGGATGCCGTGTGCCACATTCCCGATCATCGAGACGATCTCGTCCTCGGTCATGGGCCGGGCCCCGGCCTGGGCCTTCACGATCTCCAGGGCAGCCTGCAATTCGTCAGTCATGGGCATGTTATTTTCCTCCTGCCGGCTAGGCCGGGTTGATGTTATAAATACTTGGTTTAATTATTAAAACGGAACGTCGTCCATGCCAGAGGCCTCACTCGGAAACGCCGGCCCATCCTGCTCTCCCGGCTGCGGTTCATACTGCCTCCCGCGTCCTCCCGACGCCTGCCGGGGCTCTCGCCGTTTCTGCGGCTGCCGCTCATCCTTGTCCGGCCAGTCAATGGGAGTCACGCCCATACCAGGCGCGCCGACCAGGATTTCAACCTGGCTGCGCTTGCTCCCGTCCTTATCCTCCCAGGACCGTTCTGACATTTCTCCCTGAACCAGGACACGCTTGCCCTTGCGAATCCAGCGGTCGATAAACTCGGCCTGCTTCTCGAAGGCCTCCACGCGGACCCATAAGGTGCGCTCAACTTTCTGGCCGTCTCGCCCCTTGTAACTTCTATCCACAGCCACGGAGAGGTCCATCACGGCATTGCCATTGGGCATATAGGACAGCTTGAGGCTACCCACCCTCCCAATGCACTCATAGCGGTTCAAATCAGCCACTATCTTTGTCTCCTGTACCATTCCCGGCACTTTTCGATCCACTTACACTCTTCCACCTGCTCCAAGGGCTTTGCCTTGCCGGGCTTCCCGTCCCAGTACGTCACGCCAAAGCAGAGGCCGGCATGGCCACATGGGATTTCCGGGCAGGTTGAGCAGGGGAGGGTCATTGCACCCATTTTTCATCCTGACGTGGCCTGCTTTGCGGCATCCTTTTCCCCTGGCTCACCATGGCCAGGATTTTCCGCGCACCCTCAATGTTGCGTTTGTATTGCCCATCGACGTCCGTTTCCCAGGCAGGAAGGGCGGGGAGTTCGCGGTAAGCAGGCACAACCCGCTTCGCTGCTTCCAGGATGTCACAGGACTTCGGGAAGAACCGACATGACCGGCGCGCTTCGGGGATGGCCAGCTTAAAAAGCTCCTGCTCCATCCCTCCCAGGTCTTCGAGGTAGTCTTCGACCAGCACAGGCAGCGTGTCCGGGTTCACGTCAGGATCGCGATAATGCAGCGCCAGCCGGCAAAGCGCCTTCGACACGTCTTCCGCCGTAACCTTCGCCATTTTCAACTCCTTCCGCCCTCTTGATGGCCTGGGCCATACCCTTGAACATCTCGGTTTGCTGCTGCCGTGGGGTCAGGTTTGACTGGGTCGGGCTGGCCCGGGCTGCGGGTGTATTGCCGCCCATATTTTGATCTCGGTCTAGCCAGCCGGTGATAAAAGCCATGATTCCACGCTTGGTTTTGCGTTTTTTCGGGTGACCGATGAGCCAGCTTTTCATGCTCCTGAGAGCCGGGACGATCTCTACGGCCGGATAAAGCGGGGCCAGTTTATCCACGAGGTCCTGACGCACCTCAAAGTCCGATCCGCCCGCAAGGGGAAGCGTGCCCACCAGCTTCGGTAACTCGGCAGGTTCCAGCGTGGTAGGTGGCTGTGCCGCCTCCGCGCAAGAATCCGAACGAAGTGAGGATTCCTCTTTCTCCTGTTCTTGTTCCTGATCCTGTTCTTGGCTTCGATGGGGCTCCGAAGGGCCTTCCGAGGGGCTTTTATTTTGACTTCCCTCTCTGGCTTCCTTGAGGTGAAATGCGGGGGCGTACTTTTCAAAAAAGTCTTTTAAAAATAAACACTTCGGGAGTTTGTGGTACTCGTCATTGATCCACTTTACCCGGTTGTCCTTCGGGGAAAGCGCCTCACCGATCTGGAACCGCGCCATTTCAAAAACCCACACCACCTCCGCCTCGTCGTCATAAGCGCAAAATCCCTCTTCGCAGGCCCTCGCAAGGGCCTTGGAAGCCCCTTCCAAAGTGAGACCTGTTTCGTGGGAGATGTAGAGCGTAGGCAGGTAAAACATCCCCATGGCGTTTGAGTGAGGCGACGTGACAAGGTACATGGCCACGAGCATGGCGTCCGGGCCAGCCAGCTTGAGCCGTCTTCCCGTTTTCCCTGTCCAAAAAACAGGAGATACCGTGGCGTAGTCGCGCATGTTAATCTTCCAAATATTCAGTAACTACGTTTAATAACGATTTTGGGCCTTCACCTGTCACACAGCCAAGAACCTCTGAAGCAGGGACAAAGGGGTTAGAAACAACCTCTGCCCCTGTATAATGAAAAACCTTAAGCCCGAGATTCTGAAGAAATCTATCTCTCTTTTTTTCATATCTTCTTTGTTTTTCATTTTTATCGTGAAAATCATGGCCGTCTAGCTCAACAACGACCTTGTTGCCTTTTGATCCATTTCTAACCATTTCAGGGTCTGTATGATAAATTAAAAAATCAACCCTGTATTTTTCTATTTGAAACTGCGGGAATATAATAGTCCCAACCTTTTCTGTTGTATCGTTATATGTGAAGCAATAATTTTCTGGGAACCCGTTGATAGTTCTTATGCATTCAAATGCATTAATAAAAAGCTGCTCTATCGGAGAGCTTATATTGTTGTCCTGGACCCTATGATATAGTTCTATGTCGAAATCCTCTGTGGCTCTCTTCCCCACTAACTTTGCGCACACCTCTTGAAACGATTGGACGTTATCTTCAAGAATAATAAGTTCTTTCATATATCACCCTCTGGTTGTTGGGCCGTAAAATTGAAATGCCGGGGCCTTGTTGCCCATTCCCTCACCCACCCACCACGGCCCGGTAGCGCCGTTCGACGGTGCGCCAGTAGTGGCGCAGGAATGAAAATGTCGCCCGCTCGGCACCGCGCCGGTCCTGGGCAAAATAGAAGGGGAGACGATAGCGGCACATGAAGGCCATTACGCTTTCGTAGGCGGCTTTAGCGTCGAGCTTTGACCGATAGTTCCCGGTTACCAAATCACAGAGGGGCGACTCGACGACCAGCAAAATGGATTCCATGGCCCGCAGCCTCTCCAACTCCCGCTCGAATCGCTCGCGCTCTCGTCCCAAGCAGGCCACTAGATCGACGAGGGACTTGCGCTCGACCGCAACCATATCCTCCAGGCCTACGAGGCTGTAGTCGCCAGCCTGGAGCGTGCCAGGCACCACCTCAGCGTCGTAGCCGTCAAAAGGGAATGGTTCCTGCTCTCGGGAATCGATGACGATGCGGATCATGGCTAGGCCTCCGCTCCAGACGCACCAAGCGCACGCCGGACTGGCCCCAGGTCGGGCGCACCGGGGAAGCTCGAAATCTCGTGGACCAGCACCATGACAGCGCGCGCATCCGGCCGTAGTGACACCGGGATGCTGCACACACCAAGTTTGGCGGCGGCAATACAGGCCTTAGCCGCGTGGTAGGCGATGCTAGCCTCAAGATCGGCCAGGGTAGATGCGGCGTCGTAGTTCATATTTCGCTCATCCGCTGTTCAAGTCTGGCTAGTTTTCGCTTTATTTGCGCGTCCACCCTTTCCTCTCCCGCAAGGATTCGCATTTGCAGGACGCAAATCAGTACATCCGCGACCTCTTCGTCTGCGTGATGATCTCGATCTCGTTTGGCATGCTGGAGCTCAACGGTCAGTTCGGCCATCTCCTCGATGCACTGGTCGATTTGGGCTTTCTGTCCGTAAGTATCGAGGGCGCGGCGGCAGATGGGTTGGAGGTCGGACTGGTCGTAGGTCATGCAGCCACCTCTTTGCGTGAGGCTGTGCGCGCGATCGAGAGCAGCAAATCCCGGAACTTTATAGGGGTGGCGGCTCTCTGCTTTTTAGAAAGCCTTTGGCAAACCCCAGTCTTGACGGCTCTACGTCTCTCGGCTGCACTGTGAAATCCTTCATCCAGGCGCAAGAAATCTCCGTCTGCCGAACCCCATTTAAGATCTGGCAATGTCACTCCACACGCATAAAGCCACGTTGCTTTCCTGGCTTTGTGTCCATAAGATCCTTGCTCGACGCAGCAGGTCCACCCCTCGAACCCGTGCATCCAATCGGCCCGTACCCAGCCCCCAACGCGGGGAGGTTTGACTAGGCCGTGAGCGTGCCAAGCCGCAGAACCCTCGGGATGTTCCAGGACGCCGCCCCATTTCCGAACGGACGCCAAGGCTGCCTTGAAGCACCCCCCGTCGTCTCCTTTCTTGAGACGCGGCCAGGTTGTCGGAGCCCCACCCCAATATCGCCCCCAACGTTCACACGGCGGATGCGCTACAACCGGCCATGGCCCTGTGTAGAGGCGGGCGTCTCGGGATTTGTCCCAGGGGTCAACGTCGGGAAGGCCGAAATAGCAGCCGCCGGCGGCGACAAAGAGGGCGGCAATCACTCCTCCACCTCCAACATCCGGTCCGCCGCGATAGCCTCGTACCCGGCCGCGTCTCTGTAATTATCCCTATGCGGCGTCTGCCCGAGCTTTCGCGCCTGCTTAAACAGTATGGCCATATTGACCGCATCAAGGGGCGTCAGGGCGACAGGGATGCCCAGGCGATGCGACAAAAACGCTGAATAGTATCCGGCGATAAGAGTAAAACTATTTTCTGGGTCTCCGTGGATATCCAGCCGTTCCCCCGTAACAACCTGCTTAGCCTCATCGAGGAGGTCGCCGAGAGAGTGTGTCATTGCTGCGCCCCGCCAAACCGGACCATAAAAAACCCGGTCCATTCGGTCGGCTCCAGGATGGCCTTTTTCCCGACGATGGCCGGCATGTTTCGTAGGAACGCCCGAGCGGAAATGACGGCGCCAGAATGCTCCTTTTTCTGGACGAGGTGGGCGCCGGGACGGTTGGAAGAGAGGAACTTAATGCCCAGCACGGTTCTATCCTCAGAAGGGACCAGGCGGGCATAAGCGTATTCGCGGAGACCATACCGTTCGGCAGCGGCGGCAGAAAACGCGATGATGGCGCTATTGCGGATAGTGACGACGGGTGTTTGCGTGGCAACGGGCTTGCTTGAGACGGGAGAAAAGCGGACCCCGGCCACCTCGAATGGTCGGTCCAGATCCTCGGGGAGGTCGGGGTCCTCCTCCGTATGGTCCCAGCCAACTGCTTGCGCCGCCATCTCCTCTACCGCATCATAGCACGTCACGTCCTGAGCCGCCGTCGTGGGATGGGTATCCTCAGGGCACTCCCGCATCTCCAATGGATCGGCAGACAACGGCTTCGGCGGCCACTCCATTTTCCCGGAGAGGACCCGCTTGTAACAGACCCCGCACAGCCCCTTGGCCGGAAGGGCCATCTTCTTTCCCTTGTTCGGACAATCGAGATTGGCACAATAGTCGTATTTTCCGCCCACGTGGTCCTCCGGGAATTTTGTGTCGTTGATTGCGCCGATAAAGCAGGCGCCGTAGGCCTCGCTCAAACAGGGAGATATCTTGGCTCGCCACATCTCGGCGCATTGCTTGGGGTCGACAGGCGCTTCGCTGGCTCCACGAGGGCAATGAAACGGTTCCCCGTTGGCCATGCGGTCGCCATGCGTTTCGGCCGCACGTCCGGCCCTGATGACGCTGGACGGCTGAAGCGCGTGTCCGATTGGCGATCCAATACCGCTTGTGAGGTCCATCAAAGCCCCCTCTTAAACAGCGCCCGCCCGATCATCGCGTCTTCGACAGGCTGTCCGTAGTCCCTGGCCCTGGCCAACGCGCACACGATCTCGGCCGCATTGGCAATCTCATCCATGGCCGCGATGAGCACCTCGCTACTCTCCCCCGCTGCATCCAGGCGTTTGAACGCTGTAACGGCGGCATCGAGCGCGACATGGCGTTGCAGATGGTTTCCGTTGGGAACGGGGAGCGCCCCGAGAGGACGTGCACGGTGGTTGAGGCACGCAGCCTGAAAATGGAGCAGACGGTAATCCTGCGTGACATGCATGAGCGGGGCGATCATCGCAGCGTCAAATCGTGCCCCTGTGTCGTCGGGGTTCACCTGCCGCGAAAGGTTCGCATATTCGAGACCGAGTTTTGGCGCGATGGCCTTGGCGGGCAGAGTCGAATTCCCGAACACCGTGTCATGCAGTAACTCTTTGAAATCGTGAATCCATTGCAGCATTTGAAACCAGCCCTCGAATAGTAATTTACAGCCCATGCGGGACCGATACTGTGGCCCTATGCAAACTCTTACCCTGCATCCGCACCGAGACCCCGACCACCCGGGACTGCTCTACGTTCTGGCCCGAGTCGCCCGAGTCGAGGCCACCCATTTCCGCACGCTGAAATTTTCCGACGGTACGCCTGTGGAGATCATCCAGGCCGAGGCCGAGCGCATGGCCCTGGAGCGATGGCCTGGGGAAATGAGCGTGCGGCTCATGTTGTCGGCGGGAGATTGTGGCCATGTCCAAGTCAAGCTCTAGGGCGTTCATGATCAATCTCCCCAGGGCCAGGGCACGCGATTGATCTCTCGATCGCAAAACTCGCAGCAGTCTGCGAAATCGGCCAATTCCCGGTCGTACCGTCGCTTTTCCTCGGTCTCGTTGTGCTCGATCAAACCCTGGATGAGGCCCAGGGTGACGCGGCCGGTACGCTCGAATTCGGTCCAGGTGATGAGGTCCATCACGCGGCCTCGTCGGGGTGGGGCTGGGAGGGGAGGCGGGAAGGGGTATGATCTGGCAAACGAGCAAGGCATTCTTCCACATCAACCCAGAGAGACCGCCTTCGTTTTTCCGGGAAAAAAAGCAGAAGCGGGTCAAGGTTAATGAGTTCATTTGCTTTTTTTGCCAGCTTGGGGCTAGCTTTGCGGGTCCCCTTACCAAGGTGGTCTGCGTGCCGCGAAGTGATCCCCATGATGGACGCGAACTTATCTGCGGTTCTCATGGGAGGATTCTAGAACCAAATGTTCTATAGGTCAACCCTGGCTGCGAACTTTTTGACAATTAAGAACTATGCGTTCAAATATTACTCAATGAGTACCCTAAAAGACCAAGCCGCAGCAGCCCTCCGTGCCCTAATTCAGGCTGGAAAACGGAGAGATGAGCTCGCAAAAATGGCGGGGCTAACAACACAACGCCTTATTGATTATACACTTGACCCAAAACATAATAAAAGCATTGGAATTAAATCAATACGTAAATTAGCAATGAATATTGGAATGTCTTTTGAAGAATTTCTTTCTTACTCAAATAAATGCTTAGAATCTGAGCGTGTTGGTATAGATTGTGGTGTAAAATTACCGTTATCATGTGAAAAGATGATTTCGGATAAAAAAACTTTATTAGAACATTTTAACGACACAGAATTTATTGAGGTTGCCTTACGTGAGGCAACAGGCTCTATGGGCGGAGGCTCGATGGAAACAGGGAAAACTGTAAAACGTTTTCTTAAATTTCGTCTTGATTGGGTTAGAAGTATTCCGGCTAATCCAGATAATCTATCCTGTATAATGGCATATGGGGACTCTATGTCTCCTACAGTAACAGATGGCTCAGTTGTCCTTATCGATGAAGGCAGGCCAGACTTCTCGACAAATAAAGTTTTTTATCTGCGATACAATGGGCAGATGTATTTAAAGAGGCTTATTGGTAGGCCTGGAGAAATAAATATTGTTTCCGACGCACACCCTGAGGATGCAATACAAGTGGTAGAGAACGATGACTTTGAAATAATTGGGAGGGCGCTTTGGATGGGAAGAAGAATAGAATGATAAATAATGTGATGAGGTATGTTCGGATTTTCCCGATACTTTGTGTTGCACTATTACTAGGTTGCGCTCATAGCGTTAAAGATCCTGCATCTGACTCGGCTTCAAAATATGCCCCGGTGAATAGCGAAGCCTCTGGGATAGTAAAATACCAAGCGGGGACTTTGTTGACAAAAGACGCTTACCGGGAAGCGGCGTTGAAGTTGATGTATGAAAAATGTAATGGAAAGTATGAGATTATTGACGAAACTGTAAGCGGGCGGGGCTGGCGTGCTCAAGATCAAGACATTTTTATTAAATACAAGTGTGTTAAGTAGTAAATGAAAAAGAATCCCATTATATATATTCTTTTTGTATTTTTTATGTTAATACTGTCGGCATGCAATGATAGTTATAATACGCAAAAGTCTGTTCAGAACAAAGAAATTCTGGAAGCGTTAAAAAAGAATTCAGAATATAATAAGTATATTATTGCTTATAAAAATAAAATATTTGATCAGGTGGCAATTGATAAAATATATTCCGTCATATCAATAGACATAATAGGGAAGGCCCTTGATGGAAATACTGTGGGTGTCGGTGATATAATGAAAAGTGAAAACGACCTTGAAAAGTTACAGAAAATTTCCCAGGAATTCGGAATTCCAATAGAAAATATTTGTGGATTAGTCTATGATTACCAATTATTTTCGCTGCTAGACGCCTCGTCAGTTATTGACAATTGATATATAACTACCCATTTTAATTAATTAAAGCCACGACATTGTTGTGGCTTTTTTTGTGCTCCTTCTTTTTATACCCCTTTTCTTGCTTCAACCCATTGTTTTCCGGCCGATCTGGCTGGTGGTTATCGGATAGATAGTTAACCATTACTTATGGTTAATCTGGAAATGATTGCGCTGATATTTAGAACCATTTGTTCTTGACAGGCTGGAACTGTTTGTTCTACATTCTCCCCAACGCAGCCACCCACACCCCAACCCACTCCGGCCTAGGCCGAGAGGCAAGGGGCGGGAGGTGGCGAGACGAGAGGCCGGAACGCGACCGGAAATCCCTGCAACAGCAAGCGCCGCGAGGATGCAAGCCACGGGAGGGGATGGGAGCGGGAAGGCAGAGAGTAAGGCGGCAGGGGCAGTTATTCAACAATCCTTAATAACTCGAACTTGTAAGAAATCCTTTAAAGTTCAGCGATCTTTGACAACTTGGCCCCCTACGCAGCGAGCAACCAACGCAACCGTTGGAAACGGCTAGCCAGGGGCGCAGACGAAAACGAATTTCCGGCGGGGGATGCTGAGTCCCCCGCCATAGCTTGGGATTTTAAGGGAAGGCGGAAGTGCAAGGATGGCCAAATGCCGGCTTTAAAACCGCCGATGCGTGGCCGCCTTCCCCCTTCGAGTCTCAAGCTGGCGTAGCTCAATTGGTGGAGCAGGTGTCTTGTAAACACCAGGATCGCGGTTCGAGTCCGCGCGCCAGCTCCACGGATAGGTGGCCGAGAGGTTTAAGGCGGTGGTCTTGAAAACCAATGGCGGCGCAAGTCGTCCGGGGGTTCGAATCCCTCCCTATCCGCCAAATTCTGGGGGCATAGCTCAAGGGTAGAGTCTTGGCGTTGCAAGCCGAGTGTTGAGGGTTCGAATCCCTCTGCCTCCACCAATTTTTCGGGACGTAGCGCAGTCTGGTTAGCGCGCCTGCCTTGGGCGCAGGAGGCCGGGCGTTCAAATCGCCCCGTCCCGACCAAATCTCCCTCTTGCGGTTTCCCCGACCGCCAACCCCAACCGGGCCGTCTCCGGTGAGACGGCCCAAACGCCAATCAACGCCCGCATGGTGCGCGGCGGAACAGGAGGTAGAGCACTGCTCACCCTGATAGAGGATTGGATTCCCGCAATCCATACATGGCCCGAGGATGGCGCAGCATCAAAGCGCATCCGGGGAGATGGTATCGAATACCACCCTGCGGAGTGACTGAGGCAGCAACACGAATAAACAACCAGAGATGTTAGGAGAAAGCATGATCCGAGGACCGACCAGTCGCCGTACCGAAAAGAATATAGCCCTGGAGAGCATCAGCAAGATCATCATCGGCGCCCACGGCACCGCCCCCGGCAAGAACATCTAGACCGGCGGCTTGGCCATCTGAAACGCCCCCCGCTACTTGGCTCACGGGAGGCCTGAAACCACGCATGTAAAAACCAATAGGAGGCGCGAAGCAGATGACAAAAGAAAAGGGTTAGATATCCGGTGTGGCCCTGATGGTGCTGCACTTTTACAGAGTGACCGTGCCCGGCCAAAATCTACACCAACAGGTGATTTGGCCGGGCTTTTTTAGAGATGGAGCAAAGAGGCGGTTTGCACCCGCGAGCGTGGCCGCCATGCGAGACCGTCAAGAGCGGCAGGGGAACCCCCGAAGGCAACCTTTGTTCCATCTCTCCCAGCCGGGACTTGGCGGTCCTGGACGGGGAAAGGCTTTGCTTCCAGAACCCATCCCGTGGCGGCCGTGGATAGGCCGCGGCTGCTTCGGGGGTGGGGTCAGACACACACCACGGAGGCCACCATGGGCATTGCACGCAGACGGGCGCGACGTAGGGCCGGAAAACAGCAACGGAAACGTAAGCGGAGGATGCAACGCCATGTGCTATCCGTATGAGCCTGACCATATCAAGCACGCGTTCTGGTCGCTGGCGCTGGTCGCCGTCGTTGTTGTTGCGGTCATTGTCATTACCGCATGGTCAAGACCGTCGCTCGAAGCGCAATATCAAGCCCGGTGTATCGCCGGGAACATATGCGAGGTGCCGAAATGAACATCCCAAGCTATGCGACGTGCTCCATGTGCACCGGATATGAGGACGATAAATTGCACCCGGACTGCGGGACTTGCGTCGAATACGACAAGCAAGTCTTGGGAGCTATTGAAGCGGCTTGTTTGCCCAAGCCCAAGTTTTTCCGTTTAAGCATCCCTTGGGACGCTAAGCCACCCTGCGGATGCGATGGATGGCAGCCCAACGATGAGGAACGAAGGTTCCAAGAAGAGGCCTCGACTCTTGTGGAGGCCTTGCCCATGGACGACTTTCAGGCTCGCAACATGGAGGCCGGGCGACGGCCGGGAGGTGGAATATGAACGCAACCCCCATCTATATCGCCCCCGAGCACGCCGCTGTCCGTGACGCATGTATCGAGCGCGGGCAACTGCGGCCCCAGGATCGGGCGGACATCGAGCGCATTAAGGGCATGCCCATTGAGGAAGTCGGGACCATGCTCGTTGAATCGGTCCTGGCCAGCTATCGGCATATGTTGGCCGTGCGGGGCTACTGATGGATACCCCCAAAAGCGAACCGCCCCGGTGCTGGAACACTGGGGCGGACGGGAAACAAAAAATCATCTCTCTGCGTTGAAGGAGAGAGCTTATGAGTAATATCGAGGGGCGTCAACTCCCCACGCACGGCATCTACCCGAACATCTCCCACGACGACTATCACGCCCACCCGGCGGTCTCGAAGTCCGGCCTGGATCGGCTGGAGCAAAGCCCGGCTCACTTCCGCGCCTATCTGGACGGCGAGGACAAGGACACCGACGCTAAGCGCATAGGCCGCCTGTGCCACATGGCCATCCTGGAACCGGCCCGATTTAAGACCGAGGCCGTGGTGCCCCCTGACATCAACCGCCGCACCAATGCCGGCAAGGCCGAGTGGGAGGAATGGCAGCGGTTGCATGTCGGTTGTGAGATCATCAAGGACCAAGCCGAGGCGGACCTGCTCCGGCGTATTCAAGATTCCGTCCTCTCGCACAAAACGGCCGGGGCGTTCCTCTCCTACCAGGGCCAGGCCGAGGTCTCCGCATTCTGGACAGACCTGGAGAGCGGGGTTGCCTGCCGGTGTCGGCCGGACAAGGTGCTTGGGGGCGGCGTCATCATCGACCTCAAAAGCGCCCGAGACGCCAGCCCCAGGGGGTTCACCAAGGCCGTCGCCGACCATCGTTATCACGTCCAGCAGGCATTCTACCTGGATGGGTTCACAGCGGCCGGAGGCTACGCGGACACGTTTATTTTCGTGGCGTTTGAAAAAGAGCCGCCATTCGCCGTGTGCTGCCACCAGCTGCAACCGGAGGACGTGGAAGAGGGCCGGGCGGATTACAGACGCAATCTGGCCACCTTAGCCCGGTGCCGCGCCGAAAATAACTGGCCGTCCTACGCCGATGACATCGTACAAATTACCTTGCCCGCATGGGCGAGAAAGGAGTTTCGGATATGAGCGAAAGCTTGCCTGATTTAAAGAAGGAATCGGCTGCGGCCTCTCCTGATGTGGTCCTCGGATTCGGAAACGCCGCCGGATTCGCCATGCTGCAACGGGCAGCCGGCCTATTGGCCAACTCCACGCTGGTCCCGGAAGCCTATCGGAAGTGGATCAAGGACAAGGACAACAAATACGGTCCTCTGGTCGAGAACGAAGCGGCCATTTCCAACTGTGTCATCGCCCTCAATATGGCCCAGCGTTTGGAAGCCGATCCAATCATGATCATGCAAAATCTGTATGTGGTCGAAGGCCGGCCTTCCTGGTCCTCGCAATTCATCATCGCCGCCCTGAACACTACGGGCCGTTTTTCTCCCTTGCGGTTTCAAATCAGCGAACCCGTGAAGAAGACGGTCCAGGTCACGACGGTGGATTGGGTCAACAAACAGAAGCAGGTGAAGAAGGAAAACATCGAAATCCAGGACCGGACCTGCATCGCATGGGCCGTTGAGAAGGAGACCGGAGAACGACTGGAGAGCCCGCCTATCTCCATCGAAATGGCCGCCAAGGAAGGATGGCTTACCAAGAAGGGGTCGAAGTGGCAGACCATGCCGGACCTCATGCTCCGCTACCGCGCCGCCACCCTGTTCGGACGACTCTATGCGCCTGAAAAACTGATGGGCCTGCAAACCGAGGACGAAAGTCGGGACATTTACGACCTTGAGCCGGCCAATGGTGGTTTTTCACTTCCCGAGACTACCCCAGCCGACCATACCGCCGACATCCTGAAGCGGGCTTCCCAGGGCCAGGAAGAGCCCTCCCAGTCGGTTGAACCCTCCACCAACGGTATCCGCAACAAGCCCACCAAGGCCGAGATGGAACAACGCCGCGAGGAGGCCAAGACCGCAATCCTGTCCGCCGGCCTGGACCTGGAAGGCGTCGAAAAGTCCCTCAACTCCTACGCTCAAAACTGGAACACCGCGCAGTGCCAGCGGGCCATGAAGATGGCTGAAGAGGCCCAGGAAGCCGCGAACGAGAACCCTGACGATGACCAGTCGGACGATGCCGCCCAAGCCGAAACTTCGGAAGAGCCTTTCGAATGCCCCAACAACAAAGGGCCGGTCCGCCTCTCCGTCGAGTGCGCCGCCTGCGACCAGATGGGCAAGTGTCCAATGACGGATGGGCAGGCCTAGCTATGCCCACTATCCACTATCCACCCCACGTCTGTGAACGCGAGGGATGCACGAACATGACCAGAAACAAGCGGTTCTGCTCGCACAAATGTAGTCTTATCACCTCAAAGGAGCAAGGCGAGGCGGGCAGGAAAGCAAAATTGCATCCGTGCATGATCTGCGGTGAACCGACAAAAAGAAAGATATGCGGCAAGAAAAGCTGTAGGGCGGAATTCTTTCGGAGGAGCGCGCTACACAGGGGGCCGCAGGGTACTCGGCGGTGTATCGCATGTGGACAGGAAAAGTCACTTAATGAGTTCCGCCGCCTCTCCGATGCAAGAAACTGCTACTTTTCGAGCACCTGCCACGCTTGCCGACCTGAAAACGCTTACGTCCTTGGCCAGACCGAAGTCCCGAGAGTACAGCCGAAACCCAAGCCGGTCCCGGTTCAAGCGGCCTGGAAGGACCCTGACCCGGGACGTCCTGTGTTACCCATCGCCGTTGACGAGCATGGGCGTCGGTCCGCCATTCCCTGGTCATCCCTGAATCTGGGAGGGCTGCCCGGGACATCAACAAGCGCAACGCCGTTCGCGGCGTGAGGGAGGCGTGATGGCCAGCAAACGTCACCTCCGCCGTAAGGCCTGTGTAGGCAAAATCCGCCACGAGATCCTGGAGCAGGCTCGGGCCATGGCCTGGAACGGGACGAGCCCGTATCACTGTCCGTTCTGTGGCGGTTATCATGTCGGGCATTGCCCAGGATATAAGGATCGGTTCAAGAAGCCAAATGGGAGAAGGTACTGATGCTCGAATGGACTGAAGAATATGACCGCTACGACAACACCCACTACGAGGCGGCCGGACCGTACCAGGAAGAGGACGGAACGACGTTTTATTATCGTATCGTCCCGGTTCTGCGGGATAACAAGGTCCAGTTCTCGACCTGCGAATCGGACGCAGAACTGATTTCGGCTGCTGACGCCGAGGAATTCCCGACAGTGGAGGCGGCCAAGGAGGACTGCCAGCAGCGGGACGACAACCTGCGCGATGAATTGGCCGGGTTGTGAATTATCAACAAACCGTCCTCCCCATATTCCCCGCGCCAGGATCACTCGTTCGGGTGCCGTCTCCCGGTGGGGGATATGTTCGGACCTGGACCATGACCGAGGCGCGGGATTTGGGGCAGGGGCTACGGATAAAATGTGTGGGTGAGGGTGAAGTAGAGGCAGGGAGGGTGAAAGAAATTGCCAGACGTTGATATCATTATTGAGCCAGAACGTGGGCGTTGCATCGTTAGCAACGTCAGGATGATTTCCAAAAAGCAGGTGGAAAAAGCGCCAAACTGGCACGTTGTAGCGCTGGTTTTCGGTGTCGGAAGCGGCAGAGCAAACGCCCTGTGCCGGGAATGGTGGATCGATCCAAACACAACAGAGACCCGCTAGCCCCGCCTCCGACCGGCCCTTCGGGAGAGGGGCCGGGAACAACCAAAGGAGAGCATTGTGGAACGGAAAGAATACGAGGCCATTGCCACACAATGGAACGACCAGATTACCGACCTGGAACGCTGGAAGTGGCTCCGAGACAACCCGGGCAAGCTCGTCGTGATGCTGGACAATGACAGCACCCTTGTCCGGTTCGCGGCGGAAGACGATGCCCCGGAAGACATCATTTTGATGAACTTTGAAAGCTGGGTCGGGAACGATGACGGCATCTTTTATCTTCTCAATGCCGTTGAGATCCGAGCTGAGGGAGTCTAATCACCCCCGCCAGCCCCTTCTGGCCCGGCTTCTGAGACGCAGCGGCCACGGTCGTTGCGTCAACTGGAGCCACACTTTTACAGACCGCTACGGCGGTCTTTTTGTTGGGGGAGAGGATGGAAGTGAAGTTTACGCCTGGGCCGTGGCGAGTCCGCAAAGATGAAAACGGCAACACCGTCGTTGCTACGATGCCAGAGCCTTCCGATATCCTGCATGGGGCCACGCAATCGTGGCACCTTGCCGTTGTCATGGGGACTCCTGGGAAAAGAGACAAGCAAGCCAACGCCAACATCATGGCCGCCTCCCCCATATTGTACGAGGCTCTGGAACAGCAGCTTACCCAACTTCAACTAATCTCCAATATGGTTGATGACGACGAGGTTATAGCCGCTACCATCGAAGCGTCTATGCAACTCATCAACAACGCTCTCCGTGCGGCGCGAGGCGAGAAATGAGTAACGAAGACACCACGAAATACATCCAGGGAAAGCTCTTACAAGAACATCGTCGTGGACTCGACGCCTATTACCGAACTGAAATTTTCACCGAGCACGGTGTTCGTGTGGCGACTGTCGATCTGTGCCCCGAGGATGTCCCCAACGGCCAAGTTTATCTGCGCGGCGGGACTGCGCGCCGTCTCGTCGCCTGTGTCAACGCCTGTGCCGGCATCACCACCGAACAACTGGAGCGCGGCGGCCTGGAAATGCCGTTGCTCTCCACCCTCGCCGACATCCGCCTTGCGTTGGGCGTGGGGGATAGGCCGATGTTGTCGGAGCTGGCCCCGCTGGTCTCCACGGCCGTCAGGCACAGGGAAATGGCAATCGGCGCACTCCAAAACGCCATCGGTATGTTGACGCTCTACACGTCGCCCACGGATGAACTGGCACAAAGCGGGATTCAGTCGCTCAAGGATGTTCTTTTCCAGGTCAATGGAGGTAACGGATGAGCCAATATCTTATCTTCTTCGGTCCGAATCAGGCTTGGTATCGCCCCGGAGCGAATGGATACACCGATTCGGCGCTCGAAGCAGGCCGATTCCCCCGTGAGGATGCCGTCGAACACGCCCGGCGCGGCAACTGCTTCGTGGTCGAAGACGGCTCCGATGAAATGCTCATGCTTTGCAATAAGTGGGAGAAGTATTTTTTGCCGAAGATGGCTGCCCACGCCGCCGAGGTTGAGCGGCTGAAGGTGGAGCGGGATGAAGCTGAGAGGGCGAGGAAATACCTCTATGACGGCGTGAACGAGGCACTTCATCCCAACGGAGGAGGGCCGGAACGCCCGGCTGGATGCGACCTCGTTGGATATCTTAAACATGATCTGCAACAGCTTCGGGCCGAGCGTGACGCCGCCGTGCGGGAACGGGATGCGGCGTTAAAGATTGCAGAAGAAGCCCAGATGAGCTCCCGCGCCGCACTCACCAAGATAGGGGGATGGGGATGAGGATGAGCGTCATGTCTAAGCACCACCAAGAGCTGACCAACGGGGCAGGGAAGTGTTCCGTCCCCATGTGGTCTGGCGGCTGTCCTGATGGCTTTTGCGATGAACCGGCCTACGGATTCCGCCCTGACTGCGAGACGTTCCGGGACGCCTACACTGGAGAGATAAAGCGCCTCGACGGTCGATATAATGGATACGTTCCAGGCCTCGCTTGCCCCAAGCATGGCGGCCCCAAGAAGCCGGAGGAAGAGAATGAACAGTCTTAAAAAATACAACTTCAAAGATGAACAGGGTCATCCTTTGGAAAACTGCCAAGACTTTATCGAATTGGTTCACCGCGCATCTTCCGCCGAGTCCTCCCTTGCGGCCATGCGGCAGCGGGCGGAGGAGGCGGAAGCCAGGGCCGCTGAAGAAGAAAAGTCATGCGAAGAGGCGCTGAAGGAACGAGACGAGCTTGAGGATATCCTTGGGAACCTCGCCGCTTGTTTCGACCAGGAGTTTTCAAGCTCCTACGGTCCTGAGTCCATCTCTCATGACATAACCGAACTCCAGGAGAACCGGGACATCTGGCAAAGCAAGGTCGAAGGGCTGGAAAAGAAGGTCCGGGAAGCCATCTCCAGGGCAGAACGGGCGGAAGATGCGTTGCGGGATTTTGTTTCCATCCTGTCCATCCCCCATCCCGTCGAACATGGAACGTACAAAGAGCTGCTGACGACCGCCTTTGGTCACGCCAAGGAACTGTTGGGGATGGTTCCCGATCCTGGTGCCTCCCCTCCCGCCGACGCCAGCACAATGGGCGGAGACCATAGTGCTGACGCCACCGAATTGGTGGAGGGACCGTGTCCCGACTGTTCTCACGAGTCCGCTAAAGAATACTCTTGGCACTGCATCGGATGCACAAGCGGCGGTGGGGGCCGGGAACGGAGGCTGGTGGAGGCACTGGAAGCAATATCGCGTCGTGCTCCAATAGCTGGAAGCCGGGATGAATACCGACGTGGGCAACTTGACGCGTTAGAGGCGTGTCGAGAAGTGGCACTCGCCGCCCTGGCCGAGATGGAGCAAAAGTCATGAAAGCTTTTTGGCTAATACTCGACTTACTCTCCCTGGTTATCCTCCCCATTTCGGCGTTCATGATTGGCGCAAACAACTTCGATTACCTGTTTCCATTGTCGGCGTCGTTGGTGGGGCTGATGTGGTCTCTGTTTAAGTTGCACAGGAGATCGGCGTTATGACCGCCCGAGAAGCGATCTACAAGACGGCGTTGGAGCATATCAGAGACGGGCACGACATGGTTTGCCCAGTTTGTGGTTGGATGGGTTGCAATGCCGATCTTGAGGGCAGTCCTGAAGTTTTTTCACTGATGAGGGTTTGTCCTGCGTGTGGGGACAGGCCCATCAAAGGATACCGTCACCTGGCCGCCTACGCCCTGGCTCAGGCCGAGAAGGGGGAGGGATGAGCATAACCATAAAGATGGATCGGCGAGCGAGGGAATATCTTGATCCTCTGGCTGTGTCCGTGTGGCATTTGGACGGTATGGACACGGCCGTTACCCACGCTGATGGGAAACGCTGCATCGTCAACACCGACCGCGTGGCTGAAGCCCTTAAGGGCGGTCTGGAAAACGCTTTCGAATACGTCATGGGTGATGGCTGGAAGTTGTTGTCCTACAATTTCAACACAGGTGTGGCGACTGTGGAGCAAAAGTCATGACCACCCGCTCCCTCATCCTCCACCCCCACGAGGTCCGCGCCGCGCTCGATGGCCGGCTGCGGCTGATTGTGCGGCCGGTGAAGCCGCAGCCGGAATACCAGGACGCGACAGGCCGGTGGACATTTTGCGTGTCGTCAACGGACAAAAACAGCCGCGACAAGTGGAGCTACTGCGTCATTGACGACAACGGCCACCACTACACCGAGCGCGGCCGGGAACGATGCGTATTGTCACTGCGCGATCCGTTCGGCGTCCCTGGTGATCGGCTGATCGGGAAAGAGGCCTACTACATCCAAAACACCCACGGACAGCATCGCACCGATGGCCTTCGCTGGGGGTCGTGGTCCGGCCTGCCGATGACCATCTCACCTGATGGCAAGCGCATCGTCTACTACAAGGAGGGGTTCGACCGTTGCGCCCCCATGTGGCGCTCCCCCGCCACCATGCCGGCATGGGCCAGCCGGATAACGCTGGAGGTGATCGGGGTGCGGTGCGTTCGAACCAAGGATCTCACCGAGGACGACGTGCGTGCCTGCGGTTCCTTTCTCGGCCGCTGTTCCTGCTCCGAGATGAACCGCAAGCCACGGACTGCCATTGAATCGAAGTTCCGGCAGACGTGGTGCCATATCCACGGTGAAGAGTTTCGGTCGTTTTGGAACGCCAAATACGCCAAGCGCGGCCTCGGCTGGGAAATCAATCCCTGGGCGTGGGCTGTGGAAGTGAGGAGGGTGGAGGGATGAGCAAATACACCAGCAATGCGGAATGGCCGGACACCGTTCGTCTTGGTTGCACGCCTAATGTCTCCACGGACACGCACGATTCCAAGGAGTTTGCCGAAGCTGTTTGTCGTCGTCTTGGTCGCGAAGGCTTTGGCGGCGAAAGGAAGATTTTCCCTATCCGCGTTTGGGTTGAAGAAATCCCGAGCGAAGAACCAGAACCCCGCCTCGGCAGAGCCTTGACGAACTTGGCCATCATGGGCGCGGCTGTCGGTGTGAACGTCTCCGCACTCCTTGAGCACGCAATCGGCAAGGTGAAAGTTCCAAAGGCTATGGGGCCTGGGGCTGGCACAAACAGGATGCGCCGTCGCGCACAAGGGAAGGCTTGGTAGCCATGACCACCCCCCGCCACGACCCCCGCGTTCTGGCCGCCATCGCGCGCGGCACCGTGCAAATCAAGCTTATCTGCGTCGAGGTCGCCCTGATGCAACTTGAACAGGTCTTTTCCCACGAGCCCCAAGCCGTCGCCCACTTCGCCAAAATACGCCGCTGGCTGATGGCCTGTTGGGAGACGACAGGAGCCCCACCGCAGCGTCTCATTGACGGCGAGTGGCGGCCCGTAAGCCGGGGTAAGCCGTTGTCCTCCGCCGTTCAGCGCCGGGCCGACACCGAGTCAGCCGCCGTGGATGAGGCTCGCCGGTCAGTCATCGGCAAATGTGCCACTGTGGACACCTGGGCCTCCTGGTTGGTCGCTTTGGACGCACTTATCCATGATGTCGTCTGCACGTGGCGGCCGGACGGGCGTCGGGCCTGCTGGCGCTATCTCGGACAGACATGGGAGACGCTGGCGCGGCAGTTTTTGGGCCAGTGCGAAGACGCGGGGAAGGCTGAAGAGGACGGGACGGCGATTTACGAACGGGTGATGGAAAGGACGGGATGGGTATGAGCGACTTTACCGAGAAAGTGCGGGCGATGGTTGAAGCGGCGTATCGTGAAGGCCACGAAGATGGATATCGCGACGGGACAGATGCCAATCTTAACGATGAAACCATGTCGGCCGTTGATCGTGACTGGAAAAGGAGTGATGCTCTTTCTCTCCTCGACGCCGCCGATGCGGAGGAGAAATAGCCATGATCGACACGAACGATATCCGCCAACGCATGACTGAATGCGACGTCAGCGAGGAAGACATCCTCGACCTCTGCAACGAACTCGACGCCGCACGTGCCGAGATCGAACGGTTGGCCGGGAAGCCGAAAGCGCAGACTGACCAAGATTATTTTGTTGTTGCCCTGCAACTTATATCAAACAACGGGGATCGACAGGAATCAACAATAAAACTTAAAGCGTGCAATGCATCAAGTCTCAATGAAGCCCTTGGCGCATCCGTAAAAGAATATGCATACGGAAATTATCATCTTGGAGCATGGAGAGCGGCGCACATTTCTGCTCTCACCGCCGACCTGCCCATCCCCGAGGAAACGACGGTCGAGGCGGAGGTGGAGAATGCTTGACAAGAATAACAGGGCCAGATGCGAGAATGCGAGGTCTGTGGCGGTCCATGCGCAGCCTACGCGCTCGTGAGATTGTACCGGAAGGCCCGTCATGTCGGATGAAGTGAAGCTGGAGCCTTGCCCGTTTTGTGGATCGAAAGCGATACTCCGTGATTTTACTGATTTCGTGACTGTTTCCTGTCGAAAATGTGCAATGTCTGGACCATGCGACCCAACAAAACAAGGCGCCATCTCCGCCTGGAACGCATTACCCAGGGACCAGAAGTGGACCACCTACGACGGGAAGGAAGAGACGTTGCCGCCGTCCAATTCCGAAATTCTATTCTGCTTTGCTCGTGGTCCGGTGAAAAAGAAGTCTTACGCGAAGACCTATGAGGACAGGGAAGTCATCGTCCTGTCTATGTGGGACACAACCATAAAGACCGGAGATCGCTGGCTGCTCTGGCCGGAGGATAAATAAGCATGAATTTACCAGTTAATTGGCCCAAGGTCATGAGCGAGATGGAGGCGGAGAAGAATGCCGAGATACAGCGTCTCCGCGCCGCTCTCGCTCCCATCCTCGCCCACGCTGATGCACCAGATACGGCGCCACCGCTTAGAATTAGCGTGAGAATGGCCAGGAAGATGAAGGAGAAGATTAATGCCACGATGTGATGATTGTGGAAAGGAAGTTGTCTTATCTTGTGCTGAAGAACGTTCAAACCACTATCGTTGTTTTGAATGCTACCTTAAATATGAAGCAAGATGCCAATATATGCACAATCCAACGGTTAAGGCTTTGGTTGATGCCTTACGTCTGTGCGCTCCATACGCCAATCAGGCAGGAAAAAATGCGGCCAGACGCGCCCTTAAAAATTTCGGAGGACTTAATGCCAGCATATCGTGACATCACCCATTGTTCCGGCCACAACGCCCCCATCTGCGAACACTGCTGGCGCCGGACCTGCCCTGTGCCGGATGGTGAAGAGGTCAGTAACGGCGACTGGACGCCAAACACCAAGGGCCGTGGATGGTGCGAGGGGTTTATGGAGGAACCGAAAATATGACAGATTTTGGCCGCCACCTGTCCGCCTATGAGGTCGCGGAACGGTTTGGCAAAAGCCTTGGCTGGGTGTACCGGCACAAGAACGCGCTGGGCGGTTTCCAGTCCGTCACCGGTGGGGCCGTCGTGTTCTTTGAAAATGTCATCAAGGAGAAGATCAGCCATGCCCTATCGCCAGAAAAACGGGACGTACCGGGCGAGCAGGATGATAGCCGGCCAGAGGAAGCAAGCTGTGTTCAAGACCTTGGGCGAGGCAAAAAGGTGGGAGGCCGGGCAAAGCGCCGAGGCGTGGGAGCAAGCAGAGAAGCCGATCGTCACGGTGTTCTCGCTCGTGCAGGCCTATCTTGATTTTGCCAAGGAACGATTCGGCCACAAGACATACGCCGAAAAATCCCTGGCCACGGTCACGCTTCTGAAATTCGTTTCACCCAATACAAATGTGGAGAGCATCCAGCCAAAGGCGATCCTCGACGCGTTGAGAAATCGGGCCTTATCCAGCGGAAACGCGGCCAACAAGGACCGCAAGAACCTCGTCGCCATGTGGAACTGGGGTATCAAGTATCTTGCATTGCCTCGGGATAACCCGTTCCAGGCCGTGGACCGGTTCGCCGCTGACAAGCACCCACGCTACGTTCCGAGCGAAGAGGACTTCTGGAAGGCCTATGACGCAGCCAGTGAGGACGACCAAGCCTTCCTGTTGACCGCGTTACACACAGCAGCCCGGCGCGGGGAGCTTTTCCGCCTGACGTGGCCCGACGTGGACTTAAAGTCCGGGACGATCCGGCTCGGCACCAGGAAGACCGCCACGGGAGGGATGGAATACGCCACGCTGCCCATGACCTCGAAGCTCGCTGCGTCATTGTCCGCGCTGCGCTCCCGGGGTCCGCGCTCCATGTTCGTGTTCTGCCAGGAGGACGGGGAGGCTTTCTCGTACCGGATTCACTACATGGAGCGGCTGTGCAAGCGGGCGAAGGTGCGGAAGTTTGGATTTCACGCCATCCGCCACCTGTCGGCCTCGATCCTGGCGCGGGAGAAGGTGGACCTTCCGACGATCCAGGCTGTCTTGCGCCATAAGAGTCCGACCACGACGGCTCGGTATCTACACTCCCTGGGCATTGTCGAGAACGTGCTCGAAGGCGTGTTCGTCGAAAAACAAAAGGCCCCCGAGAAGATCACTCCCGAGAGCCTTTAA